GCCCAAGTCGGCCTTTTTCCCAGAGTCAGACCTATGACCCAAAACATAGGTCATAAAATACTGCATTTGGCAGTAATCGTAGCCATTATAGCTACTAGAACTGATGTAAGTTACTCTCATTATAATTCTCCTAAAAGTGTAACGATTTCTTTTCGCGTTTCCTCTATGTTTTTTTCGGAATTGTCTAGTACGTGCCAGAAATTAGCGTGGTCGTAGTTATCGGAATCTAGTGCTTTTTCGCTATCGTGGTCGTCGTCAAAAGGATTTCTTTCTAGACGTAGTACTTTTCCACCAGCTTTTTTGATGACCTCCACCTCGTTTGGAAAACGAACATCTGCAACAATTGCCAATTCACTATTTTCTTTTTTCATTTTATTTACACAGGCGTTTGCCCATACATCTTGGTGCATCTTACGCATAATTTCTGTACCCAGATATTGCATAAATTCACGGGCCGTCATCGTTCCCCTGGACACAAACGAAAGAACATTGTGTGTCGGCATGTTTCCCCATTGTAAGTGTGGTTGTTTTTTATTCTTCTGCTCATCTGTTCCGTATAGATTTTCATAAGGTATGTTAAAAAGATTAATACACATATCTTTTAGAGGGTCTGCAAAATTGTAGAGCTTTACAAACGGCCACATGTTATAGTGCGCATATTCAAAGAATTCTTCGTCTTTTCTCTCGATGTCAAACTCTCCCCACCCTTCTACACTATCTTTATTGGTGGTTTTGATAACTAGTTTACCGTCATCATTGATAGTGTAGTCTAGAATAAATCCTTTTTGTTTTAATACTTCTCCATGTAAAATATTGGCAACTGTTGTTTTACCAGCTTGTTTTGTCCCGGCGATACCTAAAATTTTCATTAATAAAGTCCCTTTACGTGAGGTAAAATATGTTTAGTGATTTGTTTTACGGTCATGTCTCCAATATCTTTTTTTTGCATTGGAGGGTAGATTAGATTGAACATTCTACTGAGTTTCCTTTGTATTTTAATCCTGCCTTCGCGTCCCGCTTGGTCATTATCAGTCAGTACAACTAGGTATGTAACACCCGCCCGTACCAGTAATCGCTCTTGAGCTTCGGATAAATCTTTACCAAATAATCCCACACAATTCTCAACACCCGCCTCATACATTCTCCACACGTCGCCTTGACCCTCAACTAAAAATAGAGCGTGTTTGTCTGCGGCGCTTTCTGTGGCTCGGTCATAATTGTAGAGAAAGTTGGCTTTATGAAAGCCTGTAGAGAACAAGTACTTTGGCTCTATAAACTTCTTTGTTGACCTAGCAATATAACCAACCTGTTTGTGTTGATATGTAACCGGTATAATTGCACGATGGTACATACTAGAAGTTTTGTCTATACAATCTTTTACTCCAAAATGCTCTAACGTGTTAGGTAAAAATCCTCTTTTCTCAAAATAAAATGAATTATTTAACGTTTCAACAACTTCAGGTTCCGTTGTATTGTACTGTATTGGTTTTTTATTAAATATTTTTAGGATTGACCCCAACTGTGATTCTTCTGGCTCGTCTTTGACACCGTTGGTTTGTGCTTCATTTACGTTGTATAATTTACAGATATATTTCAAGGCTCCAGAAAAATCAGTACCTTTCAGTGTAGAGATAAATGAAAATATATCTTTACCAACATCTTCGTGACAGCCACGGGTCCAGCATCGCCAGTTTTTATATTTTAATGATATAGAAAGTCCCTTATCATTATCTCCGCCGTGAATAGGGCATTTCATAAAGATATTAGGTTGGGACACTTCGTATTCAAGGTCTAAGCTATCTAAAAGTTTTTCAATATCGTCAAATACAATATCTCTAACTTTCTTCAAATCAAGTTTTTGTTTTACTGTATTCATACCAAAGTAGTGCAGAGTTGGCAACGGCGTAAGCAAACCAGACTATCGCATGAGCATAATCTCTTTGTTTTAAGTTGGAAATTCCAGTTAAAACATAACAAATAGTAGCCACAGAAAGAGCTGTAATACCCATTATTCTTCCTCGTTGATTTCTGTTTCAGCGCCCTCCAGTGCGCCACGCACACTGGTTTGTATAAATTGATCTCGCGTTTGTAATTCTGTTAATAGTGCGTGAGAACCATCCATGCGCATATTAATATAGTTTCCATCTTCCATACCTGGACCGTGGCGGGCAACAATGGGCACAAGTTTTCTGTTTCCTGCGTCTGGGCCGTCCTCAGCGGTTTCCTCTGCGGACTTTTCTTTAAAGATAGAAAACGACGTACACAACCAAATAAGCCTGTCAGAACCGCTTACGGCGTCTGTAGACTCTTTTGTGATGCCGTCTCGGTTTAACTGCACAAAAGCCAAACACGCGAAGTCATACTTGACTGCTAGGTTATGAAGGTTTGTAATCTGGAAACCTAACGCTTGATATTCTTGAAGATTGCTAGATATGGAGGACGAAGACATTAATTTTAAGTAATCGTACACCACAACGCACTCGTTTGTTCTACCGTTTTCGTCCGTACCAACTTCTTGTAAAACCCATCTTTTGATGTGATTCAAAATGTTTTCAAATGGCGCGCCAGCGACACTTACGTATGTGTAAGGAATTTCTTTGATTTCCTTCATGGCTTCCATTACGGCGATGTGTTTCTCATCTTCTTCCGCAAATTTACCCGTAGAAATCTCATTGATTGGAACGCCGCTAATGCTAGACAGGATTCTATTAAGGTGATCTTCTTTACTCATTTCGGTATCCAGCATCAGTACCGGTATGCCTTTTTTAGCCACGTTAATAGCTACGTTGTCACCAAAAACAGATTTACCAACCTTGGGTCTAGCGGAAACCAAGTCTACACACTTTCTTCGTAGACCACCTCCGATAGCATTGTCGTACCGACCAAATCCGGTGGGGATACCAAGCTGGTCACATTTGTTTTCAATAAGAAAATCAAGGTACTCTTCTAAACCTTCTCCGATCTTTTCCGGTTTGTCACGAGTATCATCTTCTCTTAGAAATTCTGTTACGGGATTTTCTAAAATAGATATAATTTCATCAATATCTTCATCGCCGTTTATGGCATCAATATCGACGCTGATTTTTTCTGCTAGTCCCTTGATCTTTCTAGCAAACTCAAACTTTTTAACTTCTGCCGCAAAGTGAATTACATTTTCCTGCTTGATGGGAAATTCCATCAAAGAATTAATGTATTCTAATTCTTGCTTGGTTTGTAGTGTTTCAGAAAAACCAAGCTTGTCGGCAGCGGAAAGTAGGGTTGGTAGATCAACTGTAGCTTCGTTTTGCAAAATGTTCTCAATACATTTATACAAAAGCTGATTGTTTTGATTACTAAAACTTGTGTAATCAATAATATCGCTAACTTCAACATAAGATTGTACCCCATACGTAAACAGTCCAGCTAGTACTGCTGTTTCCGCACCGGGACTACCAAGACAGGTGGTCATCACCTTCCTCCACAACGATTACATCGGTGATATTGTCCGAAAAGCAACTCTGGTCTTTCCATAAAGGTACGACCACATGACGAGCACTCAACTTCTACTTTCTTTGCTTTTGGTCTGTTTCTAGCAGTTCTTTGCCGTCCTTCGGACCACTCTTGCTCGTCTTCGTCTAATCTGTGTTCTCCTGTATCTTTCCAGCTATTACGTTTAGCCCTCACCGGTTGTTTACCCCTTGTTAAATTTGATTCTCGTGTGTTTGTTACCCTAAAGTCTTCACCAATAGTTACCGTTGGTGTTTTAGAGGAAACCGCTTCCTCCTGTTTTGTTTCTTTAGCTGGCGGCTTTGAAACGGTTTGATTCATTCCTGCAACCAAGCCTTCGACTAGTTTAGCTTTTTGCTCGTCTGTTAATGATTCTAACAATGTTTTTACAATGTCTTCACTCATTTTCGTTTTCCTTTTTCTATAAGTAGATCCGCTTTTCTTCTTACTAATTGTTCTCGATTAATAAGAGACTCATGTCTGGCCTGTGTTTCATTATACCATTGTTTTAGTTTTTGGGCAACATGATTTTCTTTCAATATCATAGAAACCTTAATATCATGCTTGGTAAACTCAGGCATATTAGGTAACTCTGAAGCCAATATTTGATTCAAAGCCCACTCACAATATCTCATAATCGTCAACTGTCTAGATTTTTCTAAGTTGATATGGTCAGCATAATTTAACATCATAAAGCCATAGCTAAAACATTGGTCTTGTGTTAATTTATTTAATTTCTCAAGACAAAATCCTTCCGCCTCACAAAATTCTGGACGAAATACTTTTGGAAAACTTAACCTGTTGTTTTCCAGGTATGTATCCATTCTCTCTAAAAAAGTATTTAGCTTATCCAAAGTTGGTGAGCTGTTGTTTCCACTGTTTGTGTTCGTCATACTTTAATACAATCAAGTCAATGTTATTTATTTCACACCACTGTTTTTTTATTTCATCACGCCTTTTTGCTTGCAGAAAATCTGCTTTTGTTTTATGGAAAAACGGCACATGTTCGTAATGTTGTCTGCCGTGAATTTCCACCGCCATCATAATAGGAGCGATAAAAAAGTCAAGAAATAAGACTGATTTTTTTGAAGGATCTCTAGATCCTGGTAGTTTTACTTCTTCTAAAATATTATAACTACTATAAATTTCTCTAAGTAGTTGTCTCGCTCGTTTGTGCGGAGCCGAGATCACTCTTTTATCATCGTCATATACAATATACTTCTTTATATCTAATGTGTATTCTCTATTATTTAAACCCATTACTTTCATAGGATCATTCTGATTTGCTCGTAAATAAAGTCTGCAATTGTAGTTTCTTGACTTAAAAATTCATTAAGCTTCGCCATTCCTTGAAACTTAAAAAACTTTTCTACGTCCTCTAGACTGTCAGCATCAACTTCATGCTTTTCTAAAACGGCTTTAATTACTGGGTCCATTCTGTTTTCGATAGCCGTTACGACAGTGTACCAAGCTCCAGCTTGCTTGATAAATGTTAGCTCGTTTGCTATTTCCGTAAGTTCTCTCAATTCATCAATACCAACTCCGTAACGAATATAAGACGTTGCTGAAGAGTTAGGTTTCCCACCGGCGGCAGACGTTTTTACTACCCAGTTCGCAATCTGACCTACATCATTTCCGCTATCATCTGTTTCTTCCCATTTGCCCCTGTGTGTAATTACCATATTTGTGCCAGCTTGATACTGTAGCATGTTACCGCAATCGGCAACTTTACTGGGAGACCATCTTGATCCACCTGTGTTGGCAATATTGTGTGTGATAAAAATCAAAATAGCTTTTGTACGGGCAACATCCCCGCTAATCCTTTTAAAAAACATGGATAATAGCTTAGGTAGTTGTGCTCTAACACCACCTCTAATTAGGCCATCAAGCTCGTCCTGCGGAACCATATTGGAAGCGGAATCTACGATTGCTACAAAATCTGAACTATTCTTGATATAGAATTCTAGTGAGTTAAGAAAATCTTCTGCTGATACTACTGGCTTCTCGTCGGTAGCTTGAATGATTTTAATTTTTTCAACATCTAACCCCTTGATGCCTTTAAAGTTTTCTTTAGTTAATCTTCCTTCAGTATTAAAATAGTGGATATGTTTTCCGGCTGCCTGGGCTTTAGCCGCAAAGTATAAAGATGTGGTCGTCTTACCGGTTTTTGGATCGCCTGTCATCACAACAACGCTACCTTCTCTAATTCCTCCACCAAGAGCTAGGTCTAAAGCTGGAGAAAGACCGATGGTTTCAAAATCTTCTAGGTCTTTCAGTACTTTGTCACCCTGTTCTACAATGTTTCCGAATAAGCCGATCACTTGATTGCTTACGGGATCGTCTTCAAATTTATTCTTCGCTTTCTTTTTTGCCATTCTTTAATTCTCGCAACTTATTAAGTTTGGACTTTTTTCCGTATGATTTTTTTCTAGTCTGGGGGTTGTCTTTAACTTCTATGTCTTCCTTTTCTTTTTGTCGCTTGGCCTGTTCCTCAAGTATCTTTAATTGTTTCTTGATCTCTGGCACAACGCTTTTGTGTTTAAGAGAAAACACTTTAGATAAATAAGGGGAATTAACCGCTTTTACAACAGCTAACTCCCCGTATTTTTTTATAAGACTATTTGCAGTAAATAACTGTTGCTTAAAGGTCCAGTCCCAAGGTTTCTTGTTCCAGAATTTGTATGCGAGATTACCTTCGTTTTTATATTCCGCTAATCTCAAACACATCATTTCGGCTAAGTAAGCAGCGCAGGTGCAATAATCACCCGTTGTCTGATGCTTGTACTTGCTTTTTTCCGTTCTTTTTCGCTTGGTCATAGATGATTGTTTCTTCAAAGCAGTTTTCAATTGTATCGTCATATTCTTCTTGCAACGTTAAGTCTGGTATAATCAAAACTTTTTTTCTGACAGTGTTGTTTTTAATGGTGCCCATTGTGTAAGAATGAATCACATCGCTACCAATCTGACCTTTGATTGAACTGATAACGTAAACTCCGTCAACACCCTCTACATCTATTTTAGCCTGATTAGACCTAAATTGCAAGTACAACTCTGAAATAAATAGATTTTCTTTATCGCACTTTTGTTTTAGATCTATCCAGCCTTTGATGTTATCGTAATTAAACTCTTCGCCGTTTGTGAGTTTGCAACGTAGCCATACAGCACTTTTATTTGTTCTATATGCCTGTAGCCACTTTTCTCTATTCATCGTCACTCCTGATGTATGTAGTACACTCAGGACGGTCCCTCCGTTTTGGAATGGTTGCTTTTCTAAATTCATCACTAAGCATAGAGCCGTTTTCTGTCATCACTGTAGAACCCTGTTTGTTGCTAAAAATTTGCTCACTAATTCGAGTCTTTTTTCCTCGCTTCGGTCTTGTTACCTTTCTAATATGGTTTTCTACGGTGACTTTTGCGCGATCCAACTCTGCACAAAGTTCATCCATGTCCTTTTCTAAATGCTGCTCAATGTAAAACTTTTCAATTTTACTCAATGGTCCCCGCTTAGTCATTAATAAATCTCCTGTTTGCCCTGGTTAAATAAATAGAATTATTGGTTTGTAAGTAAATTAAGTAAAAATCAAACGTGTCTTTGGATACTTTTGAAAGCTCTACGTCTAAATACTGTTCTCTGTTTGACTGCGACCCCAGTGGGTTGTAGATTTCTTTTTTTAATGTTGCGATATAATATGTTTTTCCAGACTGACCCTCTATTAGCTTAGCGAATATTTTATCTTTTGGATTCTCGCTAGGTTTTCCGTTTTTTGAAAATGTAACCACATGATTTTCGAAAACTTCGGTATCCCCTTTTGGTTTAAACTCCATTATTTTCCCTCCATAATATATCGTTTTTGCTGCGATGGTGTCATTTTGTTGATTTCCTGGTTGGTTTTACTAGCGTGTTTTTGATACCAAGGCGCCTCTTTCTTGGGGGTTAGTTCTTTTTTCATAGCCTCCATTTCGTTGATTTTATTTTTATTTACTCGCGTGTTTTTATCGGCTATACTCCCAATA